TATGCAAATCGGCGTTGGCGACAGAATGATGGTCGCAACGTCACTGATCCCAGACGAGAAAACTCAGGGCGATGTCACGGCGACATTCAAGACGCGCACATATCCAAACAGTGCAGAGAGCTCATTCGGGCCTTTTGACATGGCCAACCCAACCAGCGTGCGATTCCAAGGTCGGCAAGTGCAGATGCGCGTGACCGGCGACCAGCCCACCAGCTGGCGAGTCGGCAATATGCGATTAGAAGTAGTTGCGGGCAGTAGACGATGATTTTGCCTAACGCATCAAATGCTTATGACCAAGGCGTTGAGTCTCAGCGCAATTTGCTAATTGAGCAGGCTGATGACATGAACAGAAAAAAGAATCAGGACATTGAGCTACGCAATGACCGGCTGATCCTGCAAAGCCCGGATGGGACGCGCTACAAGCTGAGCGTAGATAACAGCGGCAACCTATCGGCGGTATCACTATGAGCGAGGCGGTTTTAGTTAAGCAGGCAGAAGACACCGTAGGCCCATACCGCGAGTTGCTTGAGTCGGCGCTTGAGCGATCTGGTGGCACGCACACTTACGAAGATGTGTTAGACGCAATCATTCTTGGCGATATGTTTTTTTGGCCAGCAGAGAAAAGCTGCATGGTCACTGAGATTGTCCAGTACCCAAGGTTGCGCGCGCTGCACGTTTTTCTAGCGGCTGGCGACTTGAATGAAATAAAAGACATGGAATCAAGCCTGATCTCGTTCGCCAAGTCTATTAAGTGTTCCGCGCTGAGCATGAGCGGGCGCAAGGGCTGGACAAAGGCGCTCAAAGAAATGGACTGGAACGAAGCACACACAACTTTGGTTAAGCAGATATGAGCAAAGACGGAAGCGCAGGCGGCGGCACAAACATAAGCCTTGATAACTTGCTGGCAATGAACCCGGAACTTATTGAGCAGTTGGCGACTGAGCCTGCGGCGCAAAGTACTGCTCCGGTAGAAGCGCCAACGCCTTTCTACGGCAGTGGCAACGAGATCAGTCAGCCCGACCAAACCTATTTTGATTCTTTCTCACCGGGCGAAAACTTTTATGGCTCTGGCAATGAGATTACGCAGCCAGACATGGGCTATTACGACCAGTTCCCACTGCCTGGGCAAGCACCAGCGCAGACGCAAGCGCCTAGAACTTCAACGCCGATCCCTATTTTCGACATTGAAGAAAACAGCTTTGACAACACTGCGGGCATTGGCGGAGAAGGCGGTGCGGGCGGTATAACTTATGACCCGGTGATTTTTGCAGACGGTGCGCAGCGCGGGCCAGTAAATTCTGCGCCAGTATATGGTCGGCAAGGAATCAACGCGTCGATGCCCATCCTTGATGCGGCAGAAGAAGATGAAGAGATGCGTTACTACACGCCAAGATTCAATAATTTCAACATAGGAGCTATGTAGAATGTCGCTAGGAAAAAATAGTCAAAGCTCAAGCCAGACCTTTGATCCAGAATTGAAAGGAATGCTGACAAGCACATTCCGTACTGGTCAGCAGCTTAGCCAAACACCATATCAAGCATATGACGCAGCAACTGTTGCGCCACTATCGCCAGCTGAGCTTGAAGGCATGAACATGACTGCCAACACAGCCCGCGCTGGCGTTGGGCAAGCTGAAATGAATCAAGCTATTGGCGGCGCGCAAGCTGGCATGAACTTTCAGCCGACAATGGCAAGCGCGCAGACAGTGGGCAATCAAAATGTAAGCGCACAAAATGTCGGACTAACTAATCCAGTCGGAGTGGGCAACATTGCCAGCCAAGGCGTTAATGCTCAGCAAATTGGCGCGTTACCCGGCATCCAAGCACAGAATGTGGGCGGGCAAACAGTGGAAGCGCAGAGCCTTGCGAACACAAACTTAGACCCTTATCAAAACCAGTACACCACTGGCGTGATAGATGCAGCCCTGGGCGACTTAGACCGGGCGCGTCAAATGACGCAAAACCAGAACGCTGCAAGCGCAGTATCAGCAAACGCTTTTGGTGGTGATCGGCAGGCAATTGTAGAAGCTGAAACCAATAAAAACTTTGGCAAGCAAGCCACCGACATGGCGGTTAATCTGCGCAACCAAGGATTCCTAAACGCTCAAGCGGCTGCGCAAACAGACCTCAATCGCGCCCAAGACGCGGGCGGTCAGAACGCTCAGTCTGCGATGCAAGCTGCACTCGCTAATCAACAGGCGGGGCTATCGGCTGGCCAGCAAAACCAGCAGCTTAACTTTGCGCGACAGCAAGCTAATCAAAACTCTGCACTCGAAGCTGCACGAGACACCGCAGGCCGAGAGCAGCAAGCAAGCCAGCGTTTAGCGGAGATGGGACTGCAAAGCGGCTTGGCAGCGCAAGACGCAAATATGCGCGCGGCATTGGCTAACCAGCAGGCTGGCTTGCAAACCGGACAATTCAACGCAAGCAACTACTTAGCGGCCCAGCAAGGCAACCAAGACGCGGCACTGAGAGCAGCGCTCGCCAATCAACAGGCTGGCTTAGCAGGCGCTGGGCAGAGATTGCAGGCCGGGCAGCAGCTGGCTAACTTCGGCGGCGACTTGCGCGGTATGCGGTTTGCGGACGCGCAGGCTTTGCAGGGCGTTGGCGGTCAACAGCGCATGGCTGGTCAGCAGCTGCTTGATGACAGATACAGAAGGTTCGCTGAACGGAGAGATAACCCGTTCAGGATGTTTGATGTGCTTCGCAGTGGCGCTGGCTTGTTGCCTAACCCGCTTTCTAGTTCGAGCAAGGGCAGTGGCTTTAATGCAGGAGTCGGATAATGTTTAGTTCAATGATGGCTGCAATGGCTGGCAAAGCCGGTTTTCCAAATGGGTTAATCGGTGATGAAGAGCCAGAAGGCTTAGACGAAAACGGCTTGCCAAAGAATCCCGGTATGCCCGGTGAAGTGCCCCCAGTTGCCCCGGTGGTAAACGTGGCCACCAACACGGCAGAGCAAGCAGCTAACCAATCACTTGGCCAGATGGTAGGCCAGCGCATGGAAGGGCTAAGAGATATAGCCAGCGACCCTGGCGCGTATGCGATTGGGCGTATTGGCGGGGCGGTAGATCGTGTCACGTCACTAACACAAGACCCATTGGCTTACGCTGAGCAGCGTATGCGCATGGCACTAGACGGCACCTTGGACGAAGAAGAGAGAGCGGCAGCTAAGTCGCGGGCGCGTATGCAGCAGTTTCAAAGCCAAGCAATGCAAGACTACCAAGCTGGCCAGCGGGCGACTCAGTTACCCACTGGGTATTTTAACAGCGCACAAAGAGGGCTGATGTGATGGCAGAATCAATGACGAAAGAAGAAGAGCAGCAGTTAGCTCAACAGCTTTTAAGAACGCCAATGATGGGCGCGCCGGTGAACAGCAGGCCAACAGCCAGCATTCAACAACCTCCAGCGCAACAACAAAACCCGCTTATGAACACTGCGCAGTCAGCTATAGCTCAGCCAAATTCGGCGGTCAGTGAGTTAGCGCAATTGTTGCGGAGAACGCCGTCTGTTGTCACGCCGCCAGAAAACTTTGGGCAGGGCGTGAAAAATGTGCTCACGAATACGGTGGTGAGGCCGCTGCAATATAAGCTAGGTCTGCGTGAGTCACCTACGCAAAGGCTAACCCGGCTAAAGACAGACAGGGCAAACTTAGGTTTGTATCAAGACTACATTGACCTGGCGAAGCAGCGTGGCGAAATTGAATCAATACAATCGTTTGACCTTTCAGCCCTAGCAAATTCACCGGCAGAGCTTCGGGCCATGCAATCTCTCAAAGACACCTCTACTGACATTGAGCAGTTTATGGAGGAGTACTCGCGGGCGCTTACAAGCAGTCGCGCAGAGCGAGACAGGCTCTTAACAAACGATTCCAAAAACACGATGTTTATGGCTGAGCTAAAAAACACAGATCTTAGCGCGTATCAAGAAATGCTGCGCCTGCAAGATGAGATAAACCCAAGCGACACGGCGAAATTATATAGAGAGCTTGAGCGTCTGCCGCCACTAGAAAAGCAAAAGTTTTTGGCTTTGTCGTTTGATGAGAAGCAAATGATCATGACGCAAGCTAACGGCGACATGACTAAATATTTTAAAGAATTAGCGAAGGGCGCTGCGGTTATAGCAAACGCCGAAAGAATTGCTGCAGCTGGCGGGCTAGACCTTACAACACCGCAGGCAGCAATTGATGAAGCGTATAAAGAAATATACGGAGATTTTGTTCTTAAAGGTGGATATGCAACGGCGGTAGGCAACATATCTCAGTTGAATGACTCAGTTCGTCAGTTGAATAAAGACCCATCTTTGACCGGCAGGCAGTTTGCTTTCTTGCCAGACAAAGCCCTACCAGATAAGACTTTGGCATTAAAAGAAAACGTTGCACGAGTGGTGACTCAGGGCATGAGAGAAATCATTGGCTCTCAGTTTGCTGCCCAAGAAGCTGATCAATTTATCGCCAGGTCTTTTAATCAGTTTTTGCCTGCGTCTGTTAACGCTGAACGAATTAGGCGGCTAAGGGCTGGCATGGAGTTAGCTTTTGAAGCTAAAAACGCCGCTGCAAGGCACTACGAAAAATTTGGCACGCTGAGCAGTTGGAAACCCGGCGTTGAATCTCTAAACAAAAGCCTTGGTGATTTTGAGCAACTTATGTATCAGCCAGATGATTATATGTCTTTAGATAGGAAGGCAATCGAATCAATAATTACAAACCCGCTTACTAACCAATATGAATTGGAAGCGATTGAAAAACATTATACGAAGCGGTTTAAAGGTAACGGAAAATGAGTGAAGCGCAGCGAAGGTTTAATGAATTAGCCCAGCAAGGGCAGGCAGCTAAACGAAGGATGGAAGAAGAAACCCCAGCAATGAGTTGGGTCGATATGGCTACTCAAGCAGTAGCCAATACGCCATCTAGTGCGCGTCAGTTTGGCGAAGATTTAGTGCAGCCAATACTTCACCCGATTGACACTGCAGAGTCGATCATCGACTTAGGCTTTGGTATTGCGCAATTGGCCATCCCTGGCGAACAAGCAGACGAGAAGACTGCGCGCGCTGTTGGTGCATATTTTGTCGATAGGTATGGCAGCATCGAAGATGCAAAACGCACGTTTGCCAGAGATCCGGTTGGCTTTATAGGTGACGCATCAATGGTTATTACCGGCGGTGCTACTGCGGTGGTCAGAGCGCCGGGTAAGATTGGCGCGATTGCTAAAAAAGTGCAGGCAGCGGGTAACGCGATAGACCCAGTGAACGTATTGGGCAAGACCGTGAAAGTTGGTGGAGGCGCATTATCTAAAGGTGTGGAAGCTGGTCTTGGAGTTACTACCGGTACGTCAGGCCAGAGCGTTAGAGAGGCGTTTGAAGCAGGGCGAGAGGGCGGTGACAGGCGCGTGGCTTTAACTGAAAATATGCGTGACCAAGTTGACGTTTCAGAAGTCGTTGACGATGCCAGAGAAGGCTTGCAAAGAGTAAAAGAACAAACCCGTAAAGAGTTTATGGAGAGTAAAGCTGCGCTGGAGTTAAAGCAGATCTCTGTAGCTGTTGAGCCGATACAGCAAGCAGTAAAAGACTTAGAGCAGTCCTTCATATACGAAGGCTTCAATGAGTTGAGCAAGGAAGGTCGCGGCAAAATGGCTGAAATCAACGAGCTCATCAACGACTTTTCAAACAACCCAATGGTGCAGACCGCCTATGGCCTAGACGCTTTGAAGCGCAGCATTGATGACCTCTACCCCAGAGGCATAAACCCTGGGAACGAAGCCGTGGTCGTTGCCCGCGCTAGAGACATTGTTAAGGAAGCGATCTTAGATCAAGCGCCCGATTACAACAAAGTCATGCGCCCATATGAACAGGCTAGACGGCTTGAAGTAGAGATGCAGAAAGCCTTGTCGCTTGGCAACAATGCCGCAGCAGATACAGCGCTAAGAAAATTGCAGTCTGTTATGCGCGACAACGTGAACGCCAACTTTGGCTCAAGGCTAAAGCTGGTTGAGCAGTTAGAAAAAGCCGGGGATGTAATGCTTATCCCGAAAGTTGCGGGCCAAGACCTCAAAGCAATAGCTCCAAGAGGGCTAGGGCGAGTAGCTGGCGGTGGTGCTGCTTTTGGCGCAACAAGCAACCCGGCACTTTTAGCTGCACTGCCATTTACTTCTCCGCGCTTAGTCGGTGAGGGGGCTTTAGCAGCTGGTGATGGCGTGAGAATGACGGGCAATGCTTTGAGCGCTGCGCAACAGCAACTGGCAAACTCTCCAAGATTAGACGCTGGCTTGCGTTACGCAGCTGACTCATTGACCAGCCAGCCGGTTGCAGACGCAAGACGATTTAGGACCGCAGGCGTGCTTGATCGGGCGGCTACTGAAGAGAGCGAATCAGACGCGAGGATCAGGCAACTGCTCAACCTTCCGCAGAGCGCTTTGATTCAGCAATAACTGTACGCATTTTGTACGCATTTATGCGCCAAAATAAGCCAATCTAGGCCAAGCTGCGCCAAGTGGCATTTTTAAGTTGTTGATTTATATGGGATTAAATCTGGCTACGCCAAGCTGTGCCACGGGGCGATGGGTTCAAACCCCATCGTCCACCCCAACTAACCCTTTGTTTTATAAGGGTTTTTTGTTTTCAGAACAGGCTTGTACGCACTTTGTACGCATTTTTAGTCAATCGTTGCCCAAATAGCGGCCTGTTCTGCGTCTGCATCTGCGTCGATAAAACGGGCGTAAGTCGTTAAAAAAGTCTGCACCGAATGGCCTAGAATTTTGGCGCAGTAAGCGGGCTTCATGCCAGCTTCCAACATCCTACAAGCGCAAGAATGGCGCACGTTGTACGGATCTCGATACCTAACACCAGTTGATGCCATCGCGCGCACCAGAGCTCGGCCAGTGTTGTTGCTGCTCGTGAATGGCTGGCCATACTGGTTGCTAACAATGTGATCGCTGTGCAGCACTCTAGGGGCATCCAGCAGAGCTTTCTTTACAGTCGGGTGAACTGGCACCATTCGCTCAGTATCTGTCTTGGTGGTGCCTTCAAGCCCGTATACGCGATTCCTGTGGACGTGAAACATACCGTCTTTATAGTCAGACCAACGCAAAGCGATTACTTCCCCTGGTCGCAAGCCACAGTGATAGCGGATCAGATAAAAAATGCGCAGATTCTCTGGCAACGCCGCCAGCAGCTGTTTCATCTCATTCGCCGTGAATGGGTCTATCTCACGCTTTTCTTTTTTGATCTCTTTGCTAATCAAGTTGCATGGGTTGTCTGTGATCCAGCGGCTTTTGATGGCAAGCTCAAAAACACTGCCGCCATCGTTTAGGATCTCGCGCAGCGTCTTAGCTGCCAGCTGCTTGCGGTAGATTCCGCGCATCATCTCTTGCACATCGCCGTAGCGAATTTGCGTAATTGGCCAATGGGCAAACTCAGGCATCCAGTAGTTGTTTAGTCTGCTTTTCACGCTGCGCCTAGCACTCGGTTTGCCGCGCTCTAAGATGTCTAAGCGCGTTTGTGCCAGTTCGCCAAAGGTAGGGCTGCGACCTTCTGGCCTGCCATCGTGCGGGTTTTCAAGTAAATCTTTGATTTTCCGCGCGCGGATCTGCGCTGCTTTGACTACGTTAGCTGGCGTATATGGGAGGGTGAGCGTTTCGTGCCTTCTAGTTTTTCCCTCCATCCACCAGATTTCGCATTTTCCACGTCTGTCATTGACACCTGTTGCGTGCTGCTTTGCCATTGGGTTATTGCCTCTAAGCTATAAACTGTTGCATTCCCTGCGTCCGACCAATAATGCACACCGCGCTCCCAGTTATGCAAGCGGCGGTGTTTTATTTGGTTTTTGGTATATCCAAGCGTTTCAATGATTTTTGTCTCAGTTACTGCCATCGCCAGCCTCCGCAATCTTAGTCTCTGTCTCAATCCACCAGCGCAGGTAATCTGCCGCTTTGTTGAGGTGAACGAGAGGGACTTCGTTGTGGTTATGGGCGCGCCAAGTGTATTTTATGACGTTCCCCTTGCAGTACCCGGCGAAGTCATAAGGGGTCATGCTCTCGCGGATCGCGTCAATGCACTCGATTTGGCCTTGGCGGTAATGCTCCGGGGCAGCTATTTGCTTTTGTTTGCTGAGCTTTGGGGCTACTGACGCAGAGCCATTGGCAAGGTAGTCGCTAAACTTTTGCAGCGTGGCTGGCGTAGGGGTTTTGATGTCGCCCTGGATGAAGTGCTTGACCGTTGCGTAGTCAACGCCGATTGAGTCTGCAACTTTGCTGAAACCGCCAGTGATTCTGCCGCCTTGGGCGTGCTCGATGGCGAGTGCGTTAAGCTGCAGTTTAATCTCGTTATTATTTAGCATTTTTTGTTCTTCCTGTTTGGGTTATCGTTCCGATTCATTCTGTCCACTGTGCCGTCTGCTAACACGGTGTATCTGTTTTTGATGTTGTAAACGCTGCTAGGGGTTAGGTTGTGTTGCCTAGCGATGTCTGTCTTTCGCATCGTTGTCTCCTCCAACAATTTAAGCACTGACTTCACCACGTCATCAGGCACTCCAAACGGGAACCTGCGCGTGACGGCTGACTCCCAGCCAAGTGACCTCTCGCTGTGTCGCGCCTGCGCGCTTATGGCTTGTGCGAATTTGCACATATCTCTACTCCTCAAAACGGTATTTCTTGGACCCACGATTCGCAGGCGTTTTCTCTGCTAATAAATTCTTTGGGTGGTGACGCTTCAAACTCAGAGCAGTACCCCGGCTGGTTGTACATCC